CTTGGTGAGGATGGTAAACCTATCTATCGTGATGATGGTAAGGTTCTGAAAGGACCAAATTATTCCGAGCCAGACCTAAAAAACATTTTACTTTTTCCAGAGAATGTGATATAATATAGTCATGCTTTATCCAAAATATCCAATTTATATTATTTCAAAGGGTCGATGGGATTCCCGTATGACTCAAAAGACACTTGAAGAACTTAATGTTCCATATCGTATTGTGATTGAACAATCAGAGTATGATAAGTATGCAGAGAATGTACCAGAGGAAAAAATACTTCCACTGCCTACAGACTTCCGTGAGAACCCAAAGTATGCCATCCCAGATGATAACTCTGGTTTGATTGGTGGTTCTATTCCGGTTCGTAATTTCTGTTGGGAACATTCCATCAGTGAAGGTCATAAACGACATTGGGTGCTTGATGATAACATGCGACACATATATCGTCTGAATCGTAACCTAAAAACTCGTATGACAACTGGTTCATCGTTCAGACTACTAGAAGATTTTACTGACCGATATGAAAATGTTAGACTATCTGGTATGAACTATGCATTCTTTGCACCAGCCACTGTAAAGAAACCACCATATTATACCAACACTAGAATCTACTCTTGTATTCTAATTGATAACTCAATTAAACATCGGTGGCGTGGACGATTTAATGAGGACACAGATTTATCATTACGTGTTCTCAAGGATGGCGACTGCACGATGTTATTCAACAACTTCCTTGTTGGTAAGGCTGCAACCATGACCATGAAAGGTGGTAACACTGAAACAGTCTACAACGTGGATGAAACTGGTGACAGAACAAAACGTGGTGGTGAGGATTTTGATAATCGTAGAGAATTTGCTGATTCGTTGGTTGCACAACACCCTGATGTTGTCAAAGTTGCATTCAAATGGGGTCGTTGGCACCACGATGTAAATTATTCTGTCTTTGTCCAGAAACCACGGAAAAAGCCAGGTCTAAATATACCTAAAGGTATTAATGAACACGGAATGGTTCTTAAACCAATATCGCCAGAGGAACACGATTCGGAAGGAGAAGAATATGGCGACTAATAAACTCAATGTTGATACAGCATCACGTAACCTGTTTATCCTAGCTGGTCAGGAGGATGAACGCACACCTTATGATTGGGATGATATGCCAGAATTTGTACAAGAAGAAAATGAAGCCTTTGCCAAGATCACTGTTCGGATCCGTAGTCAAGAGGACCTGGATAAGTTCATTGAACTGATGGACCAAAACATCACACCAAAAACAAAGTCAATTTGGTATCCGGCATTGGATCGTAACCGTAACTCACTTTTACGTTGGATGGATGAGGAATAGGTTTACAATTCCAACTGGATGTGATATAATACTATTATGCAAATATCAGGTACAATCTTTAAATCTTTGTTTGACAACAAAACTCAAGGCAGGTTTGATCTAGCAAACTTTGATGCTTTTGAACGAGTACTCTATGAACTATCAGAGGTTAAACGTAAGGATAAAAAAGATGCATCATTGATGTCACCAGCCACATACCTACCGGACACCACTCGTAAAAATGATAATGTTGTTGAGTGGGGTAGGTGGTGCTGTGTTGATATTGATGACTATACACCTGAAGGTAAACTTGAGGATGACCTACTTAACAGATTTGGTACATATAGGTTTGTGTGTTATTCCACTGCAAGTAGTACAATTGATCAACCAAAGTTCAGACTTGTGTTTCCACTTACAACCACGGTTGACCGAGACAAGATTAAACACTTTTGGTTTGCTCTTAATACAGAACTAGGTGACCTTGCAGATAAACAGACTAAAGATCTATCCAGGATGTATTACATCCCTGCAACGTATGCTGGTGCACATAATTTTATCTTCAGCAACAAGGATGGTGATAATATTGATCCGGCTGAATTGATGTTCAAACATGAATACCATCAGAAGTCTAATCTTAATAATTTCTTTGACAGACTACCTGAAGCTATCCAGGAACAAATTATTGAACATCGTAAATCAAAACTTGACAACACTAATATAAATTGGACATCATACAGGGATTGTCCATTCTTTCCTAAAAAACTAGAGGCAGAGTATCGCCTCATAAATAACACTGGCTGGTACCATAAGATGTATCAGATAATGGTTGCAATTGCTGGTAATGCAATAAAAAGAGATTATCCAATTACTGCCGCAGAGATCTCTAAGATGTGTAGGGAACTTGATATGGAAACAGGTAATTGGTATGAAAGCCGACCATTGGATAAAGAGGCCGATAGAGCTCTCGAATATGTCTACAAAAATATGTAATTTTTTTTAATTTTTTTGTAAAAAACACTTTACATTGTACTAGAAGTATGATATAATAGTAGTGTAAATGACAGAGGAGCTAAAAATGTCAAAATTCGGAATCAACTTTGTAAGTGCACAGGATGCAGGTTTAACTCTTACCATTGAAACTGCTGAAGGTGAAATCCAACGTCGTGCAAAAGATGCACAGGATGTTGCAGATTGGATCAAAGAATTTGGCCTTGCTTCGGCATGTTATTTCTCATCAACTATGGACTTTGCTTCAGAGGAAGGTTTTGCAGATGATGACGGTGCAGTTAAATTGTTTGACCGAGGTGTAGCCCTTGTAAGTGAGGCTGCATAAAAATACCCCTATAACGCATTTACGGACAAAATTAGAGTTAATCTATGGCGTTGTAAATGAGTTAAAAATTATCAAGGAGATAAACATGAATACCAGATTACTAAATTTTTCAAAAAAGACAATTTCCATCTTAGAATGGTACATCGAGGATAGCACAAAAACTGATTGTAACCCAATTGGTCAAAGACTTTCTCGAGATGTACCATTTGAATTTATTACAAAAGATTCCAAATCAAAATCACAAGGAATTATAGAGGCTATTATTTTTAGTGGTATTGATATTGGCACCATTATTATCCATAAACCAACACCCTTATATCCATCTGCGTATGAATATGAAAGCATTGATGGTGGTCACCGCAAAAGAGCCATAATTGCTTTTATGCGAAATGAATTTATGTTAAGTGATGGGAGATATTATAAAGATCTTTCTGATGTCGAAAGAAAATATTTCCAAAACTATAAACTATCATTTACCATATACACAGATTTGGAACCAGCTGATGTTGGGTTTATCTTTAGAACCTGTAATAATACTACACCAGTAAATCATATGGAAATGCTTAATTCATATGGTAGTATTCCTATTGCTAATTTTATTAGAGAAACTGTCCGCGAGGTTCCAGCTCATTGGGATACATCTTACAATCTAAATCCTTTATTTGAATTAAACAAAAAAGGTAATTATATTAATCTATCAATTGATAATAAAGGATTGAAAGTGGATGAACAATTTGCACGGCATGTCTGTCTTTATTGGAAAAATGAAGGCTTGGGTGCTACAACAAATAAAGATCTACAGAGAATGTATCAGAGTAATCCATCATCCGATGAGGTTAACAAGCTTGAAAAGCAACTAAAGCCAAGTCTGGATTTTATTCATAAGATGGTAAAATGCCATAAAAGATATAATGGCAATGCATTACCAAAAAGAGAATATAATCTTTTTGCTCGACTTTATCTTTACATGGAACAAACATATGGTAAATTTAGTATTCCAGATGATAAGATTGAATCTCTTTGGAAAGTCATTAATAGTTATATTAGGGAAATGACTAAAAATCCTAAGGATAGAAAAAAACTTCTAAATGAGGTATCACCTTTCAATCAACAAAAACTTGTTGCTGATCAGGCTCTTACATGTCTTACAGAATATGATTCCGAGGAACATGTACAATATACCTTAAATGTTCTTTTTGAACTTGGATTTAATCCTGAAGATTATATTCTTGTAAAAGATACAAAAAGAATGTTTTCATTAGAAGACAGACAAGCCAAATTGGCGGAACAAGGATATATTTGTGCAGTTGATGGTGAGCCTCTTACAATGGATGATGCCCAAGGTGATCATATTATACCACATTCCAAAGGTGGTAAAACTGAATATTCAAATTTGGCAATGATTAGAACCAAATGGAATCAACTTAAGGGTGCACAACCCATTACCTTAGATGAATTTAAGTTACAGGTTGGCTATTAAATTCGCTATATAATATCATAAGGAGAAATGATATGAAAAATATTGCAATCATCGGTCACGGATATGTTGGTAAAGCCGTAGACTATGGATTTACTACCAACGAAGTAAAAAAGATTCTCATTGATCCGGCACTATACGACAATAGTGTTAGTGATCTACGAGGTACACGAATTGATGCATCGTTTGTTTGTGTTCCTACCCCTATGGGTAAGGATGGTTCTATTGATGCATCCATTGTTATCCAAACAGTAAAGGAACTAGCATCAATCACACAAGGTATGATTATCATTAAGTCCACTGTTGTGCCTAGTGTTGTTGAGGATCTATCAAATGTGCATCGGCATGTGATCTATAATCCAGAGTTTCTGACCGAGAAGAATGCATTGGATGATTTCATTAATCCACCTATGCATGTCTTTGGTGGTGATTCCAAAGCTACAAAAGAATTGGAAAAACTTTATGAGAACCACTCACGGTGTAAACCATGTCCGGTATTCCATATGACTGCCATGGAAGCATCATTTGTGAAATATGGTATCAACTCGTTCCTTGCAACCAAGGTTCTGTGGATGAACCAGTTCCAGGATATCTGTGATAACTATCATGCAAAATACAACGTGATTGCAAATGCCATTGGCTCTGATCCACGTATCGGTCACAGCCACATGCAAGTTCCAGGCCCGGATGGTCGTAAGGGATTTGGTGGTGCATGTTTTCCTAAAGACACAAAAGCCTTTGCACATTTTGCAGATAAAGAGTTCTCTCTTCTGAATGAGGTTATTGAACAGAACAACCAGTATCGTTCACAATACGAACTTGATGATCGCGAAAAAGAACAAAACGTGGTTTACATTTAACTGTGGATGTGATATAATAGTCAAAACATTGGGAGTATGAAATGGCTAAAATTGCAATTACAGGTATTGCCGGCTTTATCGGTTTCCACCTAGCACAAAAATTACATGCTGATGGCCACCAGGTCATTGGCTTTGATAACTACAATGACTACTATGATCCAGAGCTTAAAAGAGCAAGGGCTCAGGAACTTGTCAACAGATGTGGTATTGTAGTAGAGAATGGTGATCTAAAAGATGCACGGTTCATGGAGGATTGGGTTTATTATAAGAGACCTGATATCATCATGCACCTTGCTGCATATGCCGGTGTTCGCCACTCTATGGTTGAACCAGGTAACTATATCCAAAACAATGTTGTTGGTACACATAACCTAATTGAGGCTTGTACCAAGGCTGGTGTTGACAAGGTTGTATTTGCATCCACATCTTGTGTGATGGCTGGTAACCCGTTACCTTGGAATGAGGATGAAAAACTTGGTTATCAACTAAATCCTTATGGTTATACCAAGGCCACCAATGAATCACAGTTTATGGCTAGTGCTATCGGTACCACTATCGGACTAAGGTTCTTTACAGTCTACGGTCCGTGGGGTCGACCAGACATGGCTCTATTTGACTTTACCAAAAATATCATTGCTGGTAATTCAATTGATTTATTTAATAATGGTGATATGATCCGTGACTTTACCTATGTTGATGATATTGTAAATGGTATTCAAATTGTGATTGATCAGGCATTAAATTATGAATATAAAAACGATTCTGATACCTACAAAGAGATATATAATATTGGTAATGGAAGACAGGTTCCACTTATGGAATTTGTTGAGAACATTGAAAAACAACTCGGTCGCACGGCAGAGAAAAACTATGTACCAAAACATCCAGCAGATACTCAGGCAACTTGGTCAGATACCACAAAGCTACAGGCTTTAGGTTATAAGGCTGAGACACCTATTGAGCAGGGTGTAGAGAAGTTCATCTCTTGGTATAAATCATATTATGGAGTAAATTAATGAAGGTTGGTTTGACTGCTTCAACATTTGATTTATTACATGCTGGCCATATTGCCATGCTGAGAGAAGCAAAATCACAATGTGAACATCTCATCTGTGCCCTGCAGGTTGACCCATCAGTGGATAGACCTGAGAAAAATTCACCAGTTCAATCAATAGTAGAAAGGTATGCCCAACTATCAGCAGTTACATATGTTGATGAGGTATTGGTTTATTGTACCGAAGAAGATCTATTAGATATAATAAACATGTATCCCATCAATGTTAGAGTTCTGGGTGAAGAGTACCGTGATAAGGACTTCACCGGAAAAGACGAATGTCGAAGACTTGGCATTCAATTATACTTTAACAAACGTGAACATAGATTTAGTTCTAGTGATTTGCGTAAACGCGTAGCCTTAAAAGAAAAGGGGAAATAAAATGTCAGCAACACAGGAATGGATTAAAGAGCAATTCGCAAAAGATTCACCACGAATCATCACCGAATATTCTTTACAGGATCAGATTGATGCGTTGACAAAACGAGTTAGAACCTTGGAAGAAGACCTAGCATGGAGGCAAAAAGAACGTGGATAGAATTCTCATAGTTGGTCAAAACCCGTCTCGTGTAAATACTCCCAAATGTCGCACTCACATAAAGCTGACCGAGTGGCGTAAACAATGGAATGTTGATAAGTTTAAGTTTATCAACTGTAGTGATGAACTCGGTGAGTCGGGTTACACGATCAACTATGAGAGGTTGGGTAGACTTGGGCGGAAGGCCGATAAGGTCGTAGCACTTGGAAGTGTAGCGTCCAAGTCACTCAACAAAGTGAACGTGGCACACTTTAAAATGCCACACCCATCCCCTCGTAACAGACAACTTAATGATAAGTCATACGAGCTAAAAATGGTTGATGAGTGCAAAGCCTATTTACAATCCTGACTGGATGTGATATAATATACAAAAATCCTAGGAGTATTATATGTCAATTATGGACAAATTAAAGAAGAACAGCAAGTTAGATCACGCAGAGGTCCTTGCTGATTCAAAGTTTTTTACTGAAAAAGATATGGTACCAACTGAGGTACCTATGATGAACGTGGCGTTGTCAGGTTCAATGGATGGAGGTTTGGCTCCAGGTCTTACTGTTCTTGCCGGTCCATCCAAACACTTCAAGACATCATTTGCCTTGATTATGGCCTCGGCCTATCTTAAAAAATATCCAGAAGCTGCATTGTTGTTTTATGACTCAGAGTTTGGTTCACCTCAGGCTTATTTCAAACAATTTGATATTGACACAACTCGTGTCCTACACACCCCTGTAACAAATGTTGAGGAATTAAAGTTTGATTTGATTGGACAACTAGAGCAACTGGATCGTAACGACCGTGTATGTGTTGTGATTGATTCCATTGGTAACCTTGCATCCAAAAAAGAGCTTGAAGATGCTATCAATGAAAAATCTGTTGCAGATATGTCTCGGGCCAAATCATTAAAAGGTTTGTTCCGTATGTGTACACCATATCTGAACATGAAAAATATACCATTGATTGCTGTCAACCATACATACCAAGAGATGGGATTATTCCCTAAGGCAATTGTTTCTGGTGGTACTGGTATCTATTACTCGGCAGATAATATCTGGATCCTTGGTCGTCAACAGGACAAACAAGGGACAGAGATTAAAGGATATCACTTCGTAATCAACGTGGAGAAATCTAGATATGTCAAAGAAAAATCCAAAATTCCTATTAGTGTTAGCTGGGATGGTGGCGTGCAGCATTATAGTGGCCTTCTTGATGTTGGGTTGGCTGGGGGTTATGTCACTAAGCCTAGCAATGGTTGGTATTGTCGTGTTGATAGAGATACTGGAGAGTTGGTGGAACCCAAGGTACGGGAAAAAGATACCCTCACAGAAGAGTTCTGGTTACCCATCTTACGGGATACAGACTTCAAAGAATTCGTCAAAGAAAAATTCATGATTGGAGGTAATCAACCAAATGAGCTCGATATACGATCTGAAGATGATTGATCCTGAAGAGAATGTTACCTATGAGTTCATTCCTGGACCAGAGAACGAAGACGCCTGGCATATCAGAATTATGGCAGGTCAGTTCAATGAAACGGTAATTAGATATGGTGCAATTGGTTTTAACCAGGTTGAAAAAGGTACGATGACATTTAACTTTGACATCGTATCATCACCAGACTCAGAGTTAACAGAGGATGACCTTACCCTACAAGAAACTGCAGGTGTTATTCTTCAACATATAATTAAAGAGGCCATCGAGGCTGATAACGGAACCATTGCCCTAACTGAGGTGAAGAGTGCAGACTAATCTAGAACAAACCATCCTAAGAAATATTCTGACAGATGAAAACTATATGCGTAAGGTGTTACCTTTCATCAAGCCAGATTATTTCGAAGGGATTTATAGAATTCTATTTAAGGAGGCCGGTAAATTTGTTGGTAAGTACAATAAACTACCAACAGCAGAAACCTTTAAGATTGAATTGGACCAGGCTGACAGGCTGAGTGGTGAGAACTACACTGTTGCTGTTGATCTTTTACCTCAGTTGTTTTCAGCAGAGAAAATTGATGAACAGTGGTTATTGGATAACACAGAGAAATGGTGCCAGGATAGAGCCATCTATAATGCCATCATGGAATCCATTTCAATCATTGATGGTAAACATGAAACACTATCAAAGGGTGCACTACCTGATCTATTATCCAAAGCATTGGGTGTTGCCTTTGATACAAATGTTGGACACGACTACATTGACAACTTCGAAGAACGATTCGACTTCTACCATACCGAAGAGGACAGAATACCTTTTGACCTTGATTACTTCAACAAGATCACCAAAGGTGGAATTCCTAATAAAACACTCAATATTGCTCTTGCTGGTACCGGTGTTGGTAAGTCTTTATTTATGTGTCACGTTGCTGCAAGTGCTCTCGTGGATGGTAAGAACGTTTTGTATATTACCATGGAAATGGCTGAAGAGAGAATTGCGGAACGTATTGATGCGAACCTATTAAATGTTCCTATTGATCAACTACCTAATATGTCTCGAGAAATGTTCCGAACAAAGGTTGAGGACATTGCTCGTAAGACTACTGGTAAGTTAATTGTAAAGGAATATCCAACCGGTTCTGCTCATGCTGGACACTTCCGTGCACTCTTAAATGAACTGAAACTTAAAAGACAATTTGAACCAGATATTATCTTTATTGACTACCTAAATATTTGTGCAAGTTCACGAATGAAAGGAATGGGAGGATCAATCAATTCTTACAACTATATTAAGGCAATTGCAGAAGAGCTCCGTGGTCTCGCGGTCGAATTCGATGTCCCTCTTTTTAGTGCAACTCAGACTACACGTTCTGGCTATTCAAACTCGGATGTTGGCTTGGAGGATACATCGGAATCATTTGGCCTCCCGGCAACGGCAGACCTCATGTTTGCTCTTATCTCGACTGAAGAGTTGGAAAATATGGGCCAGATGATGGTCAAACAATTAAAGAATAGATATAATGATCCAACACAAAATAAGAGATTTGTCATTGGTGTTGACCGAAGCAAGATGAGATTGTTTGATGTTGATGAGAATGAGCAGACACTAACCGATGACACACCTGTATTTGATAAAACAGAAATGCAGGACAACATGTCAAAATTCAAGGACTTTAAGGTAATATGAGAAAAGAAATAAGCAGATACTGGGGCGATGAAACTTATCCTCACCGTGAGGCTATTATCTATTATAATAATGATATGGAATTATTTGAAGTAGAGTTTTGGGATAAAAAGAATCTGGTTGAAACT